TTGGGTACTTTGGTTTTCTATAATAGTGGACATTGCACCAAAGCCCAGGGTGAATCCGCGTTGCCATGTGGCAACTACGAAGTCATATTTGCAGCTCTCGCACCAGTATCCATCTAGGAAATCATACATGGTGCGCCCGGCCGCCGGGATTCCACAAGAGGTGCAGCTATCAAAACTCCCGCAGTGCATACATTCGATCTCGATATCATCGACTCGAAGGTAACCGCAATCCATGCAGGTCCTAGCTAAATCATCCTCTACGAGGTCGGCCAAGACACATCTCGACCCACAACTACATTGAGTAGTTGATTCTTCTTCTCCCGCCTGCACCTCCAATTCGTTGAGGGTGTAGCTATCTGTTTTAACAAACGGGGGAACGTCGGTTCGTTTCAAGTAGTCAAGACTTGCTTTCACATATCTGTTATGCAAAGCCAACCACCCTTCTAACGGAGGAACCATTAAGGGCCTAAGCTCTAGATGGTCTAGCATTGCCTGGAACAGGGCATGCTTTTCCTCAAAGATCTCACGGCCATGCCAGTAGTATTCGGCATTAGCACTACGAATCGTATCAGTAGCCTGAACTTCAGCACTGACAACGTCAGATGGTACACGAACCATTAGCATTTTGGAGATAGATGCTTTCTCTAGAGGTCCCACTATGGTATTTGTCTCCGGGCATAACCGGAAACTGCGCTTTAGAAAAGATCCTTCAGCAATATCAATATATGGAACACTCTCAGATTCTTTATCAGCCATGGTGTAAACCACACCGATCTGGGCGAGAATATCTCTAATGCTAGTGTGAGTGAAGAAGGATGCCCATTCCGAGACACCCGTGCCACTATCGTCCCCATAGGTGATAAGGGCGACATTCTTCTTAAACGAGACACATTCACGTTGTGGCGAACAGTGAATATAGACATAACGCATATACAAACTCTGGACAATTCCATTAATAATGGCAGTAAGGGCTTGTCCCGAAGGATTCTTTCCAAACAGCCTAATGAGGTCACCAAAGAAGTCAACATATGCAAAGGCTATGTCATAGCCTAAGCACCGGACCGCATTTGCGTGTTTCTTGTCTCCACTCGCCCATTCAATGAATCGAGCAATGACTTCGAAAGCGTTGATTACGAAGACAGGGTGCATCGATCGGTCATAAAACCTAAAATCCCCGAAAATTGTCCTCTTCCTACCAAACTGCGTAAGGTACTGATATAGGAAATCCCATTCAACCGACTGGGATTCAATTCCAGGGGCACATTCAAAGAGCCAGTGGTTGGATTGTGCCACTCTCACAAAAGAGAGCAGAAACATCCGCATCACGATCGTCAACTCAACTGGTGCGATCATGAAAATTCGAGCTTTTCCGTCCATTGCCTTCTTGATAGGCAAGCTTCATTCTTCA